CGGCCTGAGGGATTGCCTTGGCGAGGCTGTCGCGCGCAGGATACTTGACGTGCGCTGTGGCGAGATTGTCTGTTCCTGGCCTAAATACCAGGCAAGAGGGTGAGCGGATGCTGAGGCTTGGAGTAGTCGCGTATGAGCGGGGCATGACTGTCGAGTATCCGTCGCTGTCGGAATGCCAGAAGTACTATGGCATTCCGGACCGGGACATCCTGGTACGGATGATCGAGCTGCGGCAGGTATGGCCTGGTGACGGGTATACCACGTTCGATTGGGCGATTGATGCCAGCCCCAGACTCATAGCCAACGCCATAGCTAGGAGCAAACGCCACTACAAGTGGAACAAATAGGAGGGTTGACATGTGGAGGAAGTGCAAGACTCCGTACTGCAAGAATCTCCATCACAATCCATCAGGATACTGTGACGAGTGTGAGGCGAGGCACAACATCGAGTACAAGGCACGCAAGATAGCGGTTGCCGGAACCCCGATGGAGACAGAGGAAGCAGGCAAGCGCCCTACAGCTTTCCAGCGGGGCTATGACCGGCGTTGGAGGGAGTTCGCAAAGGAGTACCTCCGGCGTCATACGGTATGCGCCATCTGCGGGAAGCCGGCCCAGGTTGTGGACCACAAAGACATTCCTGCCCAGGTGATGATGGATATGGACGGCCGTTTCGACCTGGACGAGGACCATTACCAGCCGTTATGCGTCTCCTGCAACCTCAAGAAGCAGAAGCAGGACCGTGCGGTAATCGAGGACTATTTCAAGATGAAGAAGGTACTCAATGGCTGAGCAGAAGCTGAAGCGATACACCTTCCGTCGCACGCAGGTGACCCGATGCGAGTACGATGTCTTCGCGCTGAGCGAGGAAGAGGCAAGATATCTCGTAGAGGCACGAGTTCAGGAAACAGGTGAGGACTGCGACAGCGTAGTCTACTGTGACGACAGGATCTCTCTTATGGGCGTAGAGGATGTTGATGACTGATACAAGGAGGAGAAGATGAGCGAGAAGAACGTCCTGACTTACAAGGACATTGCGGAAGCAAAGAAGCTTGAAGGCAAGCATGTGTACGCGTCGAACTGGCTGCGTGATATCGATGACATGGAGTGCCCTGATGACGGCATTCTGAGGCACGTTGGTCTCGACTGCGAGGACAACCCGGATTGCCCGTACGCAGTGGAGGTCGAAGGTTACCATGCTCGTTATGTAGACTGGTTCCAGTTCATCAGGGAGGCATGAGCTATGGGATGTACATACAAGGAGATTGCCATCAGCGATGCGACATTCTTTCCGTCTCCGAATCCTAGCCTGTATCGTGCGATGAAGGGGCATGGCGAGACCGCGAAGCATATCCGCTTCTGGTGGGGGGCTGACGGCCTGCTTGTGGGCGCGTCTGTGGCAAGGTTCGAGGATGGGCGCGAGTGGCTGCATGTGAGCTTCTCCCGCAAATCCCGGATCCCGGACTACGAGGACCTCATGCGGGTCAAGCGCGAGTTCTTCGGTGACCGCAAGGCTGTGATGGTCTTCCCGGAGGCGGCGCACTACGTGAACATCATGCCGTATTGCCTCAACCTTTGGTGGAGTCCGGACGATCCTTTGCCCAATTTCGACCATGATGGGTCAATCTGACACGATTTTGATGGGAGGGGGAGGGGGCAAAACCCGTTTGGGCCCGTAGACCTAAGCGGCCCTCCCGTCTCCCACACACAGCCCGAAACTGTTTCTTGAATTTTTTTCAGAGAAAAAATGCGAAAACAAAAAAAGGAATGAAAATTTATGAAAAAAACCAGCGAAAAAACCGAAACTGAGAGAAAAACGAGGGAAATACGCTCCGTAGCGAAGCGGATAACGGTTCAGGAGGAGCGCCTGCTGCGTTGTCCCACGTGCCTCACCACCTTCCGCATCGTCCACGAGCTGCCTGCGACAGGCCTCTCATATACTTGCCCTGTCTGTCAGCAGTCGGTAATCGCGACTGAGAGGAACTCGGTACAGGTGAAGGTGATCCAGCATGAAGAAGGCTGAATCAGAAGAGAAGAAGAAAATCAGGAACGTCAAGCGCCGCGTAAAAATGGAGGACCGTGCGGTCCCTCCCGTACCTCCAAAAAGCCTTGGAACCATAGGCCAGGACCTATGGCGTGAGACGGTCGTCTATCTCATGCAGAAGAAGAACTTCTCGCAGCTCGACTATCATGTGCTTGAGATAGCGGGCAAGGCGTATGAGGACTGGCGTACCGCACGGACCGCAGACGAGGCTACCAGGGCTGCCAAGCTCTTCATCGGCATCATGCAGAAATTCGGTGCAACTCCGTATGCGAGACAGAAGATCGCATCCAGGGAGCAGACAAAAAAGCAATCTGCCAGCGACCGGGACGTATTGGAGGACTATGACCTCTGATGCGGGAGCTGCACTCTACCACTGTCGCCAAATTAAAAGGTTTTTTCATCAGGGCGTATTACTCATACATCTCTGCGGTGACCGAAGGTAAGCGGATTGCAGGGAAGTATGAGCATGCCCTCGTTGACAGGCAACTCGACGACATGCGTAAGTGCGAGTCTGGCGACCCGGCATGGGAGTGGGTGTTCGATTGGGACAAGGCCGTGAGACCCCTTGTGTGGATGGCGGCAAATCTTAAATTTCCTGACGGTATCGTCATGGGCAAGAGCATCAAGTTCGAGCCATGGCAAATCTTCATCGTCATGTGCCTCTTTGGCTGGCAGGGAAGGCGCTCCCACACACGCCGGTTCCTGAACCTGTATATGGAAGTGCCAAGAAAAAACGGCAAGAGCACGTTGGGTGGTGCCCTGATCGACTACATGGCATTCGCCGACGAGGAGTGGCATGGCGAGCCATGCTATGTTGCCGCCACCACCCTCACACAGGCCGAGGAGACCTTCCGCAGGGCTGCCGACTGCCTTGAGCTAGGCAAGCACGACGGAGTCCTGATAGCGGACTCGAAGAACAACAAGGTCATCCGCTATGGCAAGCGGAGAGTTGTCGCGATCGACGGCAAGCCGAAGGATGGCAAGCTTGGACATGCCGCACTGATAGACGAGTACCACCAGCACGTATCCAACGACCTGCGGGACTCCATCATGAGCGGCAACGTGTCCGACCCTGAGACATTGACCATGATGATCACCACGGCAGGCAAGGACCTCAACTGCGTCTGCAAGCAGGAGCACGACAAGTGTATACAGATACTTGACGGAATCCTTGCCGACGACCGTTACCTGATCGCCATCTACGCTCCCGACGATGGTGACGAACCCCAGTCAGAAATCACATGGGAGAAGGCGAATCCCAATTGGGGAATATCTGTTGACGCAGATACATTCCGTGCACGGTATGGTTTTATCAAGAATTCTCCTGACGACCTCATTGATTTCAAAACCAAGAATCTGAACATGTGGTGCAATGCCGGGGTGAACCGCTGGGCCGACATGGACCTGTGGGTGGAGTACTGTTGCGAGCCGTTCGACCCGGATGGATTGAGAGGCCGATGGTGTACGGGAGGGCTCGACCTCGCGTCCAACAGCGACTTCGCCGCCTTTGTGCTCGACTTCCCACACGACGATCCAAAACATTACCGGGACTATCTGGTCCACCAGGGAGTGCCGGAACAGATTGCGGAGGCGAAGAGCCACGAGACCACATCCTCCATCAGGCACCGGCAGCTCTACCACTGCTGGGTGCCCGAGGACAGGGTAGACGCCTTGTCAAAGCAGTTGCGCATTCCTCTCCGCCAATGGATTCAGGATGGCCACATCACCGCCACACCTGGCGCGACCATCGACTATGACTACATCGCGCAGTATATCGAGAGTTGTCGTCTCCGTTATGACTTGAGGTACATTGCGTGTGACAAGTGGAAGATCGACTCTCTCCGGAGGCTCATGCCTGACTGGTTCGACGACATCGCATTGATCTTCAGCCAGGGCATGATGTCGATGAGTCCGTCGCTGAGCGAGTATGAGCGCCTCTACAAGATAGGCGACATCGAGAGCGGAGGCAATCCCGTCATGAGATGGATGATGAGCTGCGCCGACGTCAAGGAGGATGCTTCCGGCAACAAGAAGCTTGTCAAGCCTAAACTGTCGAGAAGCAAAGCACGGATCGACCTTGTCATAGCCTCCATCATGGCCAACGATACGGCCATCACCCAGTATGGTTCAGGACTCACGTTGAGCAATCTGGCCAATGCGATCCAGCTGTGATTGTGGGTAGCGCGCCACACCTCGTTTTCCAATCTGTGCTTTAGTGACAAGTAGGAGACGAGATGTTTCATTTTGGGAGAAGAAAACAGGAACAAGGGCAGGTGTCTGTCGGGAGCAAGGATTTCGCGAAGCTGCTGACCGGCAGCCTCGAATATCCTGCGCTCGCCAACTCGGCATTCTGGTCATGCGTGACCAAACTGTGCGTCACGTATGCGACCCTGCCTCTCCATCTCTTCCATGATACCGGACATGGTGCGGAGGTCATCCGGCGCGGCGGGCTCAACGAGCTGCTCCGTCAGCCGAACCGCTATCAGACCTCGTATCAGTTCAGGTTCGTGATGGCGTTCAATTTCGAGCTCTATGGAAGGGCGTATGCCATCATCGAGCGTACCGTCCTCGGGGTCCCGTATGCCCTCTACCCAGTCTCTCCGAACACGATGACCTGGGTATCCAGGGATGACGGCTCGTATGGATGGCTGTGCAGCTCTACCGGGTCATTCGTCGATTCGCACGACGTGCTGGTGCTCGACCACTATCCCGTGGGATTGAAGAACGTCTTGTCACCGCTTGAATATGCCGATGGCGACATCAACGTGTCAACACACAACAAGGACCTGCAGGACTCCTTCTTCAAGCGTGGCACGACAATCGGCGGTACTGTGACCGTGCCCAAAGGCACGAGCCAGGAGGTCAAGGACCAGATCAAGCAGATGTTCCTCTCGAACTACAGCGGTGCGAGCAACGCCTATTCCATCGCCGTTCTGGAGGACAATGTCAAATATGAGCCTATCAAGCTCAACCCGTCCGACACGAACGCCCTGATCACGGCGCAGGGCTGGACGCTGCAGGAAGTTGCCAGACGTTTTGGCGTACCTCCGTTCTGGGTCGGAGACCTCTCCAAGGCGACCTATGCCAACAGCGAGCAGCAGGGCATGGACCTGGTCACGTATGCCCTCCAGCCCAGAATGATCGCATGGGAGGACGGGTTTGCCGCGCTCTGCGGGGAAGGCGAGTACGTCAAATTCAACCTTGCCGGACTTATGCGGGGCGATCATGCCACACGTGCGGCGTATTACCACCAGGGCATCATGGATGGCTGGCTCTCGATCAACGAGGTACGTGCCCTGGAAGACATGAACTCCATCGGGCCTGATGGCGACAAGCACTACTTTCCGCTCAACTACACCACCATCGACAAGGTCGGAGAGGGGTACGGCGGGGGATACGGCGAGAAGAAGGAGCAATCCCTCTCTCCCATGGAAGAGAAGAAGATCAAGGAGAAGGTCTTCATCAGCGAGGTGAAGGCGGTCACCGCGTCCTCCAGGCAGAAGATTGAGAAGGTGATCCGCACGCAGCTCAAGGCGGAGATCGCCTATCTGAAGAGCCTGAAGGGCTGTTCCGCAAGTGATATCTCCACACAGTTCGCGCAGTACTGCAAGGACCATGAGGCCGATTACGGCGTGGAGTTCCAGCCGGTTTTCGAGGAGATCATGAACAGGCTGCTTCCCATCGTCCAGAAGCAGAGCGGCATCACCAGCGGGGTGCCCCAGAATTCTATGGACTCCTATGCCTGCTCCTACGCGAACCATCTTGCTGGACGCCTCAACACAAGCCGCGCCAATGCGGTGGCAGACAAGCTGAAGGGAGTAGATGACTCGGAAGTCGAGGAAGACATCGACGACATCTGCGACGACTGGCTGGCGAACTCGGCTCCTGCGGAATCCGACGAGGAGTCGCATCGGGCTGGCAACGCCTTCAATGTCTATCTGTACGCAAGCCTGGGCATCCAGTACATGCACGTGGCCGCAGCTGCGGATGCATGCGAATTCTGCCATGAGATCGACGGCAAGGTGGTCGAGGTGAACGGAACCGTTTTCGCCAAAGGAACGGACGTCACCGACGGTTCCGGCAACATTCGAACGATACACAAGAACATGAAGCATCCGCCTTGGCACACACATTGCCAATGCGTCGTGGTGCCTGGGAGGTAATGATGAAGCAGCTGTTCATGGAGACGATGAGCGTCGATGCGGAGAGGATCCGCAGCATCAAGCTCACCACGGAAGAGGAGACCAAATACTCGGCGCATTGGAGCGCTCCCGTCTGGCATCTGGATACCGTTAACCTGAACGGACGTATTTATGGTACGGAACTGGCAAAAAGGATCGTGGCGGAGTCTCCCGTTACCGGAGTATGCGACGGTCATGATCCCGACTATCACTTCGAGTACAAAAATTTCGTTGCGGTCGCGAAGAACCCGACAATCGAGGATGGGTTCCTGTACGTGGACATCTACATGGTCGACCAGGCATTCGCGCAGCGTCTCGAGCAGATGCATGCGCTCGGGCTGCCGATCGGAGTATCGTCGTGCGGCTATGGCGAGACAGACCAATATGGCAATGTGGTCGCAGCCACATACGAGCTCATCAGATACCTGGATTTCGTCACCTCTCCGGCAGGACTGGTGTACGCAACGCCGAAAGAGGAAGGCAAGGGCAAGCCAACGGGCAAACCTGCGGGTGATGAAGCGTCAAAGCTCGCAGCCAAGGCATCGGCATATCTCAAAGTGAATGACTTTTTAAGGAGCAGATCATGAACAAGCAATTGGAACAGGCAATCAAGGCTCTTGCCATCGCAGAGGCAAAGAGGGACGCCGCGGCAAAGGCGATGAAGGAAAACGCCACGCCTGAGAACATCAAGGCCTACGAGGAGGCGTTCGACGCCTATCAGAAGGCGCTCGACGACAAGGCGAAGGCAGAGGAAGAGGTCGTCAAGGAAAACAGGGAGAATGGCAAGAATCCGGTTGAAGGAAAAGAGCAGAAGGAAAAGAAGGACATGAACGAGGGAATCAATTGGGTCACCAGGCTCCGCGAGGCGGTCACTGCCGGCACCACGTTCTCCGGTCTCATTCCGGACACGATTGCTACGGAAATCGTCGCAAAGAAGAACCAGATCTCCAAGCTCCGCGGTTACTGTTCTGTGATCAGCGGAATCAAGGGGACGTTCTCCTTTGCTGTCGAGGGCAATGGCGTCACCGTCAGTTATCGGTCCGAGGGCGCTGCATATGTCGAGAGCAATCCGACCGTCAAGCCGGTCACGCTCACCGCGCGCAACCTGACCGCATTGGTGAAGATCACCAACGAGGCTCTGGACCGTCCTGCGGTCGATGCATTGGCGTATGTCGAGAACCTAATCGCCAAAGGTTTTGCTGAGAGAGAGGATGAGGAAATCCTGCATGGCACCGGTTCGACTGACAGCCATATCACCGGCATCGTGACCGCCCTGGAGGCTGCAAGCGGCGCAAAGATCACCACTGCGGCATCTGCAACCGAGATCACCTGGGCGGAGGTCAAGTCCTTCCTGTCGTCTTTGAAGGCGTACAAGGCCAACGCCATCGTGGTCATGAGCCAGGCAACCGCAGACCTGATCCAGGATTTCAAGGATGCGGCTGGCCACTACATCTTCCAGGACCAGAACGCCGATCTGGCACGCATCAAGGGTGTGAGGGTCGTCATCAGCGAGGCGATGGACGACATCGCTACCGGCAAGGTCATCATGGTCGCTGGAGACTTCTCCTACTACCGCATCGCCGAGCAAGCGGGCATGAAGATCGATATCGCGAACGAGCTGTTCCGCGCAAACGGCCAAAAAGGTGTCTTCGCCGACGAGTATATCGACGGCAATGTCGCTCTTCCTGACGCGTTCGCCCTGTTCAAGATGGCGTGAGGAGGGTGGTCATGGCTGTGCTGACTTGTGACGACCTGCGCACCATCTACGGGCTCAACCTTCCTGGCTCGAAGGATGCGCAGTGGGCGGAGCTCATCAGGGTAGCCGAGGCGGCTTGTCTCGGTTGGCTCGGGTACGATCAGTTCGGCACAGCCGGCGCCACGGAATATTTCGACGATGTCGCAGGCTCCACCATACAGCTGAAGCTGTTTCCGGTGAAGTCTGCGACGGTCTGGCTCAACGGGCGGAACGGGTCCTGGCAAGAGCCGTTGTCGCAGGATGCCTATCGTCTGGAGTCAAAGACCGGCACCATCCGTCTGTATATGTCGAATCGTGCGGGCGTTGATGCCATCAAGGTCGAGTACACATACGGATGGGAACCTGGCGAGGTGCCTGCGGACGTGAAGGCCTGCATCGCACAGACCGTGCAGTACCTGACGAGGCTGACCCAGACGGGGCAGATCGGTGTCACCCAGCGTACGA